AGAGAGATTTATCAATTTCAATACTTAACTCATTTGAATACCTATCTTTATATTCTGTATTTTCAATGCTTAAACATTTAATCTTTACTTGTTGTGTCATAATTAATTAATATTTTTACAAAAATAGATATTAAAATTTGACTTCAAATTTAATTTTTGCGCTTGTTGACTTGTCGTTTATTTCGCACCCAATTGAAGCCGTTATATTCTTTATTTGCGCCTCAATTTCAGCCTTTAAAGTTATGTCGCTATGCTTTACCTTAATCGTATTGTTATCGAGCGTAAACTCGCTATTTTTAGGCAAATTCAAACGCATTAAATCAAACTTGGCGCTAAGGATTGAATTAGGCATTTCGCTTAATTTTATCAGTAGAAATAAAACGTAAACCAATATTAATAACATTCGTAATAAATCCTACTAAAACGGTCAATCTTAACGTTAAATTTTCATCTAATTTTAGGTCCAAAAACAATGGTGGCAATAATGCCATTACCATTGTGATTGATACCATAATGTTCATAACGATTGTCTTACTTTCGTACCAATGTTTAATTTTCGGCTTCATATGTCTCTTTTAATGGTTTAAAATTATTTTCAGTAAGGATAGCAGCGCTCTCAACTCTTTCGTAAACATTACCATTGTTATCTGTCAATGATTCGCTAGTGTTTATAACTGCAATGATTACGCTATCTACGATAAATCTTTGAACGTTCACACCGATTGATGTATCTTCTTTATAGATCGCCGTTGGCATTGGTAAATCTTCGCTAACAACTAAAGAAAAATATTGATTTTCATTGTAGTTAATAACATCAATAAGTTGGCCCGCTTGTAAAATTAATTTTGTCATGGTTTATATTTTATTAGTTAATTCCAGATTTTAAAGAAACTAATAAATCTTGAGCCGTGTTAAATCCGTCTACATTATTTACTGAAAATTCTCCGTAAAAGTTGTTGTCTAAAATTACCAATTTATCCCCATCAATAAAGAATTTTAAAGAAGCATAGTGTCCAATAAATACAATACCATAATTAGCTTTTTGAATTTGCAAAATAGCTGGCACTCCAGTTACATCCGCTTGGATTATCAAGTCGTATTTATCTACGATTACTTCATTTGTAATAATGAATTTTGAATTGTCTATTACCATTTTTTTATATTTGTTTTTTAGTTAAATTTTAATATTCGTATCCGTTGCAATCGTTACAATCGCCACGTCTGTTTACTCTACGTCTTGATAAATTAAAGCTCGAATTAGTTTGCAATCCACTGAAATATGGCGTTCCTTTGTCGGGAGTAATACCATCCAAGAAATCAAAGCTATTATAAGAAGGATAATCGGTTAAATTATTGCGCAAAAAAGTAGTCATCATTTTGGTATAATTTTCAGCCACACTTCGCACTTCGTTTTGTAAGAATTTCAACGCTTCCAAATCAATAGATTGACCGCTTTCGCTATCATTATTCATGATTGATTTGTTGAATACTTTGTATTTCAAAAATGGCAAAGCATGATACAAAGCATAGTTACACAACATCGCTCCAATAAAGTCGTCTAATATCTTTTTATTCGGGATCGTTAATGTATTATTGGTTATTTGAGTTTGTAACTCTTGATAAAACGTAGCTCCTAAATAATTTTGCAAATAAATATCTTGAGCCTGTAATATAAACGGCTGTAAATCATCAGGGCTTACTGATTGATGGATTGATGTGTATGATTTTAGTTTCGTTTCAGATACGAAAAGTACGTTAGTAACTGCCATTATTCTGCTATTATTGTTGGTTCTATAATCGTTGTAGGAGTGATAAGTAATTCAGTTTCGTAACCTCTATTTAGGATCAAGTTGTTGAATACTCTTAACATACTTTTCTGTATTGGTCTAATACAAGTCCCTATAAAATGACCATACGCCACCGCCAATTCATCTGCATTCGAGCTAAAGCCAGCGCCACCATTGTAAAGGCCCAATAATAACGGGCTTGTAATTCTATGCCCTGTTAAGATTCTCGTTGTGATTCGAGTTTCTAAGGTCGTATAATAATTATCATTTGTGCTTGTTATTGGCGTAACCTCGGGAGCGTGTTCTTTATCTTGGCTAAATGCAACGAATGCTTTCCCAGCGTTTTCAGTTCCACGATAAGCCATCGTTAACTCGTCGTATATTTCTTTGCGTTCCTCGGGCGCTGGGATTCCATTGTTTAAGCTAATAAACAAAGATGGATTCAAACTATTTGCTAAATTTGAGATGTGAAATTTACTAACCTCAATATCGATTTGGATATCATTGATTGAACCAGCATACGTTGGCAAAGGATAATAAATATTACCAGGTTCATAGTCAAACGCATAAAGAATTTGCGAAGGACATTCAAGTGATAATGTAGGGTTATAAGTAGCATATTGCGTTGGCTTATATTTATTTGAGTTTTCCCAATTCGTAGAATAATAATATTCCCTTGGTAAATCTTCGCCTGGTTCAATCTTACCACTTCTTACCTTTGTGAAATCAAGATGATAAATTTCGCTTATTGTCTTACCATCGTTTGACCAAATTATATTCAAAGCATACCCACCAAATGTAATATAATCTTGTGCGCATTTCTCAAACACATCGTTCCAACTATCAATAGGATTGGCACGCACTAGAATGTAATTTAAAGACTCGTCTGTGGTCTTTAATCCATTGCCAATGGTAGCGTCTATCTTTGATTGAATTGCCGTTCTATTAATCGCTGAACGCAAAAATAAGCTCGCTATAAATTGAGGATATAAATTGTCCTCTCCATAGCTTATCCATTTTTTTGAACCACGCTCCGAGAAGGTCGGCAAATTTATTTGAATTTGTGAAATCGAATTGAATGCAAAATTGTTCATATACTATTAAATATCTTTTTTAGCGTTTTTTCGCAATGAAATAATTTCGTAAAAATACTTCACGCTAACCAATATTGATGCAATAATTGATACAATGTAGAAAACTATTTTTAAATCTTCTGGCAATGTCGTCAAACTTACTCCGAAAGTCGTTGCGTTTAGTACGTTTACGGGCTCTTTTAATGTGTCGATTATTGTCTTCATTAGCTTACATAAATTACGCTTTCGCTTTTTTCATTATCGGATATATATTCAATTTTTTGTACTTCGGTATCGCCAGCCAAAAATGCTTGACCACGATTGTAAATTACATTCCCTATATTAATCGTATAATCAAAATTACCAAAAGGCAATCCGTTTAAATGATAATCGGCTGTAATACCATCATTAATGTAAATGGTAAATTCTGCAAATCTTGTACTACTTGTTTTGTTCTCTAATTTACAAATGTGCTCAATCCTATCAAAGCCATTGAATAAATGGATTTGATAGTCATTCATGTTTTGAGTAAAGTCTCCGTAAATTATAAACTCGTTTTTTCCTTCTATTAAATTTATCATGACATAAAAAAAGGCGATGCGATTGACCGCACCGCCCTATTTTTTTAAAGGTTAATATTAGTTAGCTGAAGTATTGAAATCAAAGCCACCAACCGCTGCTGTTGAATTCGGTGCGATTGCTGCTATTGCTGTTCTACTTGTAGAGCTCAATGCTGGCATTGGATCCGCTTCCATTGATTGGAACGTGAATGTATATCCGTTCATATCTCCGATTGCTTGACCGCCTTCACCTACCATTGTAGATAAAACTGCACCACGTGTGTTAGCTAACAACCAGTATTGACCCATGTTATCTACTGCGATAACACGAATTTCACGATTCTTTGCTAATAATAAGAATTCGTTTCTTTTTGCAACGTCTCTTTTTGAGATGTTTACGCTTAATTCAGTTGTATAAAAAACTGTTCCGTTTGCGTTTGAAATCGTTGCCGTTTCTGTTAATTTTGCAGTATCTTTTGCAAATTTGTATTGAAAGAAATCACCACTACCACCAGCTAAGGTTACTTCGCCCGCTGTAACTGTTTGGATTTCAAAATTGTCGCCCGCAAAAACGTAGATAGTATTTACGCCACCTAAAGCGCTCATACAATCCAAGTTCATCGTGCTTAATATGCTACATGCCATGTTTTAAATATTTTTTAAAGTTGAAAAATAAGGGAGTTTTTAGCTCCCTTTTTTATGATTATTTGTTTGATACTACTTGAGAAGCATAAACCGCTGTTCCAAGTCTGAATTTAGCATTGAAATTCATAACGTCATCTGCTTGGTTGTAGTAGAATTTGAACGTATCCATCTCATCTAATAAACCAGTTCCGAAGAAAATGTATTTTTTAGGAGCTAAGATTACACGGAATGGATCATTGATACCAGGTGCTGCAAACACTGTGATGTTTGTACCAGGGAAAACGAATGAACTTGGAGCGTTAACACCACTTGCATTGCTAACTTGTGCGAAAGTACCGATAATTGAAGCGCCTGTGTTAATCAATGCACCAACTAACGCTTGATAGTTAGCATATGAAGTGTACATGATTAAATCATCTTCAGTTTGTAATTCAGGAGTTAATGAACCTACGTTTAACCAAAATTCTGCAATCGCAGTTGAAGTAGTCCATTGTGCATAAGCGCCCGCTGAATTGATAGTTCCGTTTGTATTCAAACATTGGTCTAATAAACCATCTAATGTAGCTCCATCACCTTGCCAAATTGTATTTTCTACATATTTAGCAATGTTTGACATTTTGTTGTTTGCGATTAATTCAGCAAAAGGAACTGTCTCTTGATTTGCACCCGCACCTAATTGAGAAGATGTCCATTTAGTTCTTAAATCTTCAGGGCATAATTGCTCCTTTAACATTTTAGAACCTACTACTAAAGGAATTTGAGAGAAAACTGTTTCGTTTCCACCTACTTGACCAGCTGCAAATCCACAAGTTGCATCTATAATGTCAACATTTGAATTCATAACGTTAATTGCAGAAGTTCCCGCAGTTTTACCAGCTTGAATAGTAACGAAGTCAGTAGTAAATGATTTTAACAACGCCTCACTGATAAGGTCGGTTGATAATTGGTCTGTATAATTTGGTAATAATTGTAAATCGAATGCCATTTTTTATTTTTTTAATTGGTTTTTAATTGATTTTAATCTTTCTAATTTTGAGAATGTTGTTTCGATAACTTCGTTATCAGTTTTTTTGATTGGTGCAACCGCTGGCGCTTTTGAGAACATGCTAACTTTTTCTTTTAATTTAGAAATTTCGTTGCTTAACTCCATGATAGTTTCGTAAACTAACACCATTGGATCAACTGCAACTTCTTCAACTTCAGCTGCTTCGATTGATACTTCAACTGGTGCTTCTACTTCAGGCATTTCTTCTTCTACTCTGATAACTTCGGTAATAACACCAAGTTCATCTGTCATAAAAATTGTGCCGTCAACTAATGTGTGTTCACCAGCTCCAACTGGGTTAT